CCGTTTCTCTGCATGCCATCCAAGGTATGCAAGATCAGTCAATGTGAGTTCGGCTTCAAACTTGGCGACACTGCGATTGTATTTATTTTCAAACGCAATGAAGTCAGGAAACGCAGCAATGATTGTGCGTTGCTTACTATCTAATGCACTAGTCAAACTGAGTGCGATTTTCATTCTCTACCTCCGCAGGTAAGGGATTGGATTATTAGAAACTACGCGCCAGAACCAGTCTTCGTAATTGCACCGCTGATGGGGAACGAAATACTCATGGTGGCTAGGTCGCCTATGGCACCTTTTATCATTTCGTGTGATGTAGGCAGGACACTAAATGCGTACTGTGGATTCGTGGACGAAGCAGCAGCAGTGCCGTTCGGCTTCACTGTCATCGGTACAGCAGTACCAGCAGTGAACGCATCAAAGAACAACTTCTCAATCGTTGGGTAGTCCTGTTGCAATTCCATTGTGATCGAGTTATCGATCAAGCCTTGGATTCGTGTCACAGCTGAAGAACCCATCGAAGTTGTGGCAACTTCCGCCGCACTTGAAGACAATGTAATTGACGTTACATACGCGCTGATGTCCGTGTTGGCAGTGCCGTAGGTGACTGCCACGTTTGTGAGTACTTGCTTAGCCATGATGTCTGCTCCTGCCTATCGGCGTTCGAGTTGATGTCTGCTCGGCAGAGCCGATGCGATAACACTACACGCCACAAGCAACACTCGGCAAGGGGTCAGGCGTACACCGTGACAACGAAGTCAATCGCCAGATACGTTGCGTCGTTCGCTTCAAGGGTAGAGATGTTGTCAGCAGACTCAACGATCAAGTCCTGCACAACACCACCCAAAGTACGATCCGATTCAATCGCAGCCCTGATGGAAGTTGCACCGGCATAAGACAGATACCCATCCAACAAAGTCTGTGCAGTACGCTCAGCCGAACGACCAACCACAACCGACACCGTGAACTTGTGGGTAATCAAACCCCCACCCATAGCCCCGTTGTACTGAATTGAATCCAGCAACGGCCAAGCGAACGGGGTGTTCACATTGTCAGGCTGGTAGGCGTAAGAGCGAAGACCTGACACGGTTGCCAGGTTCGCAGCCAAACCAGTTTTGATCTGGGAGACGGTAGTGGTTGAACTCATGCGAATAGACGCATGCGTCGGTACGGCTCGACGAGCTGTGCCACGTCAGGGTCGAGCGCACGGCTCACCCTTATCGCACCCATGTCACCGAAACCTGCGACACCCAACGGACTGTCATATCGTTTGAACAATCTTGAAGCCTGAATGATCGTTGCCTGCGTCACCGGCTCAGGGACAGATGGCCAACCAAAGATTGCTGTCACTTGCACCAATGCTTGCGAACCATAGTTGGCATTCACGTTTGGAAACAGGTAGTCACCTACTGCACGAATCTTGTCGTATGACCAAGTAAGCCCATCAAGGTTTCCGTTCAGTGGCTCCAACTGATAATCGGTCACAGTCCAAGTCACATCAAATACACCATCAGCAAGTGAAGAAGTTTTGAGTGTGAGTGCTGTTCCAGCGATGTCATCTATCGAGCAGTAGTAGTCATCTTCGGCTGTGTAGACCCGTGCTGTTGCTGAACCGACAGACCAAAACTTGCGGTTGCAATAACCATCAATGAGACGTGATGCAGCTCCGGCACAGTTATCAATCAGATCATCATCAATGTTGTCGGCAGTACCGATTCGGAGTGCCGCCTTGATCTGATTGCGTGTGGCATAGCCGTTGGTGATTGCCATAGTGTTCCAATCCTAGTTTATTGACGCGGCTCCACGATACTGCGTACCTTCCAAACTGTAGTTCACAAACGGATTCAACGAATAGACATGACATCCATACACATCCCACAGGCGTTGCTTCATGTCTCGAAGGTGCATCTCATACAACTCCCAAGGATGCTCACCCTGCACATAGCCTTCAACCCGTTCAGCACCACCCAAAGTTCCACAATCAGCACCAACCAACACAATGAACTTCGCACCAAGATATGCAGCCAAGTGCATAGCACCATGAATCCCAGATGAACCGATGACCAGCGAGTTATCGAGGGTAGGCCAGTCCTTGCCGGAAGGATCAAACGATCCACCAGGACGACCAGTGGTTGTTGGAAATGTAACAACTTTGGACATCTCCACCAAGAACTCTGCATCAGTGCCATGCTCGCGATGGGGAGTGAACACAGCCAGCGTCTCATCCAATCGTGCTTCCTTCACAGCATCACCGTGATAATGGGTGAACACGTAATACATGCCTAATCCGAACACTGACCCAGCAAAGTTCGTTGCCACACAAATCTTGTCATCAAAGAAACTCGGTGACAAATAATTCAATGTCGCGCCAGAACCAAACACATAGATCGTCTCAGACTCATACCTGTTCCGATAGTCGATCAATCCCATCCCAAATCCCTTCGACGCTTCAAATCCCAAGCCCCAGCGTCAGGCACACCAGACTGCCAACGCAACGCATGCAACGAACCATTCTCTTGGAAACTGCGCTGATTCTTACCAGCCAACGATTCATCCGATCTGATCGTTGAAGAATTGTCGTGAATGATCCCAGCCTCAGAAATCTTGACATCAACATTGATCCGACGCGCACGATCCTCAAAATCGTTGTCCTCAAAATATGCAGGCACATAACATTCCGAGAACAAACCAACCCGTTCAACAACACCAGCACCCACCCACGCGCACGACCAAGCAGGCATCGCACTAGTCAACGTGATCGAGTCAGGTTCACAATCTTTGTAGAACGCTTCCAGTTGACCTGGTTCAAAGAACGCATCCGAGTTCAACAGAATCCAACCATCAGCATGAGGTGTTGACTTGATACCAAGATTCCACGATGGTGCCACACCAAGGTTCGTTGGCATCCTCCACAGATACCAGTTCTGAATGTGTTGCCAAGGCGCAGTCCACGCCAACATGTCAGGATCGTACCCATCGCCGTTGTCGATGATGATGAGACGCTCAACGGGATAGTCGATTGAACGGATCGCCCGTTCCATCAAGTCATACCTGTTCAGGACTGGGATGATGATGACTGGCACCATTCGGACAACCCTTTCATCACAGGCTTCCAATGAGACTCCCAGACGCGATCAGCGTCGTATGGGGCTGCAAAGTCCACAGCCACCTTGTCAACGCCTCTAGGCGCATCGTAGGACTCTTTCAGGGCATCTACGAGGGAACCCACCTGTGGTGTGCAGAACCACGACTTCTGATGATTATCCCAGAACGGTTGCACCTCCACAGCCCAGCCCGATCCAACCAACTCAGGTTGCGCAGTGAAGTCCGAAACAATCACCCTGGTGCCACACGCCTGAGCCTCGATCACAGCCAACCCAAACCCTTCACCCATAGATGCAGACAACAGCACATCAGCTGACGCATACATCATCGCCACAGCCTGCTGAGGAAACCCAGTCCGATACGCATACTGATCAACAAACTTGTACTGATCCTCACGAATCCCACACGCAGCCAACAACGCCACCAAGTTCACCCCACCCATCGCCCCATCCTTCTCTGTGTGGAGATACAACATTGCGTCAGGACGAGTCTGTGCGAAGATACCGAACGCCAACAGATTCTCCGAGAACGACTTGCGCGACGGACTCGCACCCTTGTTCGCTGCGTTCATCATCACCACAAACTTGTCGTCAGGAATGCCCATCAGTTCACGACCTGTGAAGTGACGATCACCGTTCACAAACTTTGTTGTCGGACTGAACACAGACTCGATGCCGTGCGGAGCGTAGAAACATTCCACATCAACATTGTTCAACATCTTCTGCCCAAACAAAGACATCGCAATCGGCTTCACGTTTGGACGCTTGCACCATTCAACAACATCGACTGGACAAGGCGCATGATCAATCGGAACCCACGACGCAATGTTGTTCACAAGTTTCAACGACTCAGACTTCAACGGCCAAACATCAAACAAAGTCATCAACAAAGGATTCAGATTCTTATTACCGTTCGCCCAATCCATCCAATGCGCAACCATCACATCATCGGAATACGGTGCCATCCCACGTGGATACATTTTGATCCCATTCCAATTTGACGAAACTCCTTCGAGTCCGTACATGGCATGGATCGCTACTTCGTGACCTTCTTTGATGAGCCTTGGGACGGCTTGCGCGGTTTGCGTACCGTAGCCGGTGGGGACGA